GTAGTAGTAGGTAAAAAAAGACGTGGTGGTTATTCATATAAAATGGGTAATGCTGGTAGTAGAAGATACCATTTCTTTAAAAAATCTACAACTTTATTAACTGCTTATGACAATGCGTATCTTTTAGATGATGCGTTAATGACTAAAACAGTTGAATGTATTGACTGGATAGATAGTAAAACACCGTTTACTAAACGAAGATTAATAAATCTTGATGACCATAAAATGTGTGGTTACAAAGAAAATGTTGGTGGTGTAGAAGTACATAAAGGTAGAAAAAGTCAAATTATTGCTATTTCATTTAGGGGTAATAAAGGTGCTGCAAGGGGTAAAGATGCTGATGAAATATACGTAGAAGAATCTGGTAAAGCACCTAACCTTATTGAATTTAGTGATGCTACTATAGATTCATTAAGTGATGGATTAATGAATAGTACTGGGCAAATTATTTGGTTTGGTACTGGTGGTGGTGATAATACAGATTGGGAAGGTTTTAAAGAAATTTTTTACAACCCTAATAAATATAATTGTCTTGAATTTGAAAATGTTTGGGATGAAGGTGCTACTGGTACTTATTGTGGAATGTTTATTCCTGATTATTGGACTGCTGTAGGATTTATTACACCAAATGGTGAATCTTTAATTGAATTAGCAAAAGAAGCTGAATTAGAATATCAAAAAAATAAATATTTAACTAAAGGAGATGGTAAAGGATTAGTTGCTCGTAAAATGGAGCATCCAATGTGTCCAGCAGAAGCATTTGCAATTTCTAGTAGTAATATATTTGATGTTTTAACTGTTAGAGAATGGCGATTAAAAGTAGAAAGAGAAAAACTACATCAAAAATTTGCAACTGTAGGTTCATTTAGTTACGATAGTTCTGGTAAATTAAAATTTAATGTTGACGATACTGGAACATTACAACCTTTTTGGGATTACCCAATTAATGAAAATACTCCTAATAAAAAAGGAGCGGTAGTTATTTGGAATCCACCTTTAAAAGAAGGTGGTCAAGTACCAGCAAATAGATATATTATAGATGTAGATACATACAGGTATGACCAAAGTACAGGTAGTTCTGTTGGAGCAGCTTATGTAAAAATACTATCTGGTGCTAAAGTACCGTTTAATTTAGATAACAGAATTGTTGGGCAATATGTTGGAAGACCTGCAAAAAAAGATGACTTTTGTAGAATTATATTTCAATTAGCTGATTACTATAATGCTAAAATAGGTTATGAAAATGATGACCAAACATTATTAGATTACGCTAAAGCTAAAAAATTAGATTTAATGAAATATTTTGAAGGGGAATTTCAATTAGCTTTTGATGAAAAAATAGCTACAAAAAATTCTAAAGTTAGGCGTAAATTTGGTATGCACATTGGTGATGGTAAGTTATCACAACGTAAGTATACTGGAGATGAATATATAAAAGATAGTATTGAAGAAGTTAGAGGAACTTACGAAGACGGTTCAACACAAACTAATTTAATGACTATATATGATATTGGATTATTAAAAGAAATTGAATCATATAATCCAGAAAAAGGTAATTTTGATAGAATTGCTGCTTTAAGAATACAAGCTTACCATGAACGAGAAATTGTTTATGAAAATAGAAAAGAAACTGTAAAAAGAAAAACATTCTTTTTAGATAACCACCAATGTTTTAAATAAAATACAATGAATATATCAAGACCAGAACAACGATTACTTTTAAGTAAAAAGAATCAAGATTGGAAAGAAAAAAACGTAATATATTGGTGTGGTAGAACTAATTTATATCCTGTTGTTAATAGCGATGCTTTAGTTTTATACGCAGCAGCAGCAGGTAAAATGGATGAAAGCGTATATACTTACGTTACAAATCCATTAAATACTAACGACACTAAATTAAAAGGGTATCCAGCTAAAATGCGTAATATTGACATTTTATCTGGTAATATTCAAACTCTTCTTGGAGAATTAAGTGAAAGATTGTTTAACCCAATGGTTATAGCAATTAATTCTAATATTGAAAGTTTAAAAGAAGAAAAAGAATATGAATTACTTCTACAACAATTAAAACAAGAATTTGTAAATAATTTAGTAAAAGAAGGATTAGCTCCGCAAGAAATAGCTCAAACACCATTATCTGATGATATTATTAGAAAAACTGTTTCTAATATTAAAGACCAATTAGCATTAATGGGTCAACAAGGGTTAGATGTTATTTTAAAAGATTCTGAAGTTGATTTAATTAGACGTAAAACACTTTATGATTTTATTGTTTTAGCTCGTATGTTTACTTACAGAGATATACAATATAATGATATAGTTTATAATTGGGTTAGTCCATTAGAAATTAGTTTTACTAATACACCTAATGTTGATTTTATAGAAGACTGTGAAGCAGTTAAACGTGCTGTAACATTACCTATGTCAGAAATAATGGATATTTTTTCTGATAATAAAGATTTTCAAAAAATATTACCTGAATTAGAATTACGTATTGGTAATGTTGGCTATCAATCTGTTTATACAGGTATAACTACAGATATGTTAAAAGGAGATATGTCACAACCATTTACTACTCAAACCGAAGGATTAATGGTAGAGCATATTAATTGGACTTCTATGAAAATGATGAAACGTGTTACTGGTAAAGACGTTTTTGGAAATTTTTATAAAGAAGATTACGATGAAACTTATATAGCTTTAGATACAGAAGAAGTAGAAGAATATTGGGTTAATGAAAAATGGGAAGGGTATAGAATAGATGGTCAACATATATTAGGAGTACAACCAATTGAATTTCAACGTGGTACTTATAATAACCCTAATAAATGTAAAAATTTATACAACGGTAGAATATTTATGAATAATTATATTATTCCTCAATCTATTATAGAAAAAGGAATTGTATATCAAATTAAATATAATATAATACATTACCATTTAGAAAAAATTATAGCTAAAAATAAAGATAAAATAATGACTATTCCTTTAGGGATTATACCTCAAAAAGAAGGTTGGGATGAATTTACTATGATGTATTATGCTGATGCTCATGGTTACTTATTTATGGATGAAACTAATCCACAAACAATGCAAGCTATGCAATACATGAAAAGTATTGATATGGGGTTAACACAATACATTAAAGAAATGTATGGTATTCTTAGGCAGATAAAAGAAGATTGGGATGAATCAGTTGGTATAAGTAGACAAAGAAAAGGTCAAAATATGGCTTCTGATGGAAAAGCTGTAAATGAAGAAGCTATATACAGAAGTTCTGTTATTAGTGAAGAATTTTTTAAACAACATGAAGAAACAATTATTAGAGATTTACAATGTTTATTAGATTTCTCTAAAGTAGCTTGGGCTAATGGTAAAAAAGGTGCTTATGTAAATAGTGATATGAAAGAAGTTTATTACAATTTAGACCCTACTGTTTATCCTTTTTCAGAACATGGTATTTATGTAGAAAATAGTACAAAAGCTACTAAAGAACTACAAATGATGAAACAACAATTAGGTAATGTAGCACAACAATCTAACCAAATAGGATTATTACCTAGAATTGCTAGAGCTACTAATATGAGTAAATTGATTGAAGAAATAGATGCGATAGAAGCTAAATTCAATGAACAACAACAAGGTAATGTTCAAGCAGAACAACAATTAAAAGCAGAAGAAGTTGCTGATAAAGAAAAAGATAGACAGCTTAAAATATATGAAATTGATGAAAACAATGATACTAAAAAATATATAGCTGTTTTACAAGCACAAGCACAAGCATTATCTTTTCAAATGGGTGAAGAAGGTACTGTAGATGCTGTTAAAATACAAGAACTTGCTATTAAACAACAAGAAATTTTTAGAAAAATTGATTTAGAACAACAAAAATTAGAAGAATCGAAACAAAAAAGAATGGATGATGTTAAAATAGCTAGAGAAAATATGGTAAATGATTTAGAAATAGCAAAGAAAAATGCTTCAAATAGAGGAGCAAAAAAATAAATCTATACACAATTAATACACTTAAAATAGTTTAAAATAACTGTTGTAAATTGTGTAAATTTGTATTCGGTTTTAAATAAATACACACAACTTAAATTTAATAATTATGGTAGAACCACAAATTTTTGTTTCAGACGAAATGGCTGAAATGATGAACCAAAAGTTTAATCTGGAAGACCCAGAAAAAACCCCTGATGCGCCTAGTAACAATGCAACTAACAATGCAACTAATGATGAACCTGATGGTACTGATTTATCTTGGGATGAAGAATCATCAACATCTAAAGATTTAAATTTTGCATTTAACAACGATTCTAACAACGATGATGATGAAGATAAAGATGAAGATGAAGATGAACCATCTACATTAAAAACTTTATTAACTAATTACGGTTACGAAGATGATGATGATTTTAAAGAACTAGATTTAAAAGACAACTCTGTTGAAGCAATTAAAAAGTTTTACGAAATTAGAGATGTTAAAAAAGTTAAAGAAATAGCAGCTCAAATCTTAGAAGAGGATGAAGACATTAAAAGTCTTTCTGAATGGAAAAAAGAAGGTAAATCAGTAGCTAGTTGGAAAGCTCAAAAAGAAGCTGAAGCTTTTACAATTGAAATTTCTGATGATGATATTGAAGGGCATGAAAAATTTGTTCGTTCAGTGTATGAACAACAAGGAATTAAAGGTAAAAAACTTGATGCAATTATTGAACAATTAAAAGATGATGATGAATTATTAACTGAATCTAAAGATTTTCAAGAAAAAATTAAGCAGAGTGTAAAACAAAATGCTGATGCTATTGCAAAACAAGAAGCGGTAAAAGCTAAAACAGAACAAGAACTTAGAGATAAAGAAATAAAAGAAGTTAATGAAATTATTAAAACAGGTAAATTAGCAAATAGATTAATTATACCTGAAACAGAAAGAACTACTTTTAACAAATATCTTTTTTCAAAAGACCGTGAAGAAAAATGGAATAAATTAGATACAGAAACACAATTACTTATTGAATATATGCTTTATAAAGATTTTAATATCAAAGGTGTAGAAAAAAAACAAGTAGTTGCAGCATCTAGTGGAAATAGAAAACCAGCATTAGCTGGTAAAGCAGGTGATTCTAAAGATATTCCAGAAATGTCTTTTGAAGAATTAAAAAGAAAACTAGGTAATAAACAAACCTAATAACTATAAACAACTAAATAAATAAACAACATGAGTGGAAAAATTAAACCAGAGTTGAAGCTTTATCAAGATACATATAAAGATAAAGACTACAGTTCTATTACTGAACTATCAAGAGCAATGCAGTCAGAAGCTACATTGTTAACTCCTATTGTAACTCACATGATTTACAATGACAAAGAATATGGTAAGAAAAACTTTCCTATTCTAGCTTACACAGAAGGAAGCAAAGCAGGTATTGAAGGTAAAGCTAAAACTATTACCAAAGTAAAACTTGATGATGCTAACTTTGAATATAAATATCCAGTAATGGGCGCACCTAAAAAATCTTCTTTAGTAGTAAGAAGCTATTATACTGCTGGTGATAGACCAGGTTTAGGTGGAAGTATTTTTAAAATTGTGTTTGCAGATAGATGGTTTTATCGCCAACAAACATTGTACCCACCTACAATTAATAGAGCGCAACTACAATGTCGTGTACAAGAAGACCCTATTCCAGTATCAGATGGTTGGGAATATACTGTTAAAATCTTTGCAGGCACTTCTGGTTTATATATGCCACTTAGCTGTTTAGCGCAAGGTAGTGTTTGGACTGGTGGTGTTGCTAAAGTACCTTTTGAAGGTTCAAAAGGAACTGAATCACGTTCACAAATGCCTAGTATGGCTACTAACATGATTAGCATGCATCGTAATTCTTACAAATACAAAGGAAATCTTGCTAAAAAAGTAATGCGTTTTCATATTCCTATTGATGGTAAACTATTCAAATCTTATATGGATTATGAATTGTACATGTCAATGTTATATTTTAATGAGGCTCGTGAACATGATATTTGGTGGTCGCAATACGCAAAATCAAATACAGGTGAATTTTATACAGTAGATAATGAAACATCTATTCCAATTACATCTGGAGCTGGTATTGACCAACAAATTCCTACAAGTAATATTGATACTTACTCAATATTGACCTATAACAAGTTCTTTAACATGGTTCGTGATGTTACTTTTAACATTACAGATGAAGTATCTGATATTCACGTTTACACAGGTAAAGGTGGTATGGAAGGATTTGATAAAATGATTAAAAATGAGTTAAAAGGATTTACTCAACTTATTGATAGTAGACAATTCTCTAAAGGAGAAAATACTTGGGATATGGTTTACGGTTCGTTCTTTAGTTCATTCCGTCATATTGATGGTCAAATGTTAACAGTACATTATCATCCAATGTTTGATAGAGGTGTATATGCAGAAGGTCAACCTAAACATCCAGTTTCAGGATTACCAATTTGTTCACATCACTTCTACTTTATAGACCAAACAGTATATCAAGGAGAAGCTAATCTTCAATATATTGTTCAAGATGGTGCTGAGAACATTAACTTTGTAGTTCCGGGTGTTTATACCCCAATGGGTTACCCAGAAACAGTTTATCGTGCTACTGATAGAGATGCAACAAGTATTGAAAATGTAAGAACAGGTGGTATTCAAATTAAACGCCCATCATCTTGTTTCAAATTGTTATGTAATCTTGGTCAATAAGTAGCTTTGTAAAAATCCAAATAAAATAAATTTCAACTTAAACTTAATAAAATAAAAATGGAAGCAATAGCTAAACAACAAGAAAAACCAACTGAAATAAAAACAGTTGAACAAATCTATAAAATCACAGTTAATAGGAGAGAGGATGATTATCATCCTCTCCCTAAACAACTGCGAGATAGTTCATATTACAAAGGTAATATAAGTTCTCAATATAAAGTTATTAACGGTTATACTACTACCGCAATTATTAGAGGATTAGATACAAATCAAGAACGATTTTATTCTTCTCAATTAATTAATAAAAATCCTAAAGATTTAGGATTTGATGATGCAATGACAACTTTTTGGGCAGAATTTACTTTAGCTGTACCAGAAAGAGGTTTAATTTTAGATGCTTCTTACACTGAAGAAAAAGTTAAATTAGATGGTGAAGAAATATTTATTAAAAAACCTAAATATTTAGACCAGTATATTAAAGCTGAATTTGCAAAACAATCTAATGGAGTAGCTTTCTTACCAGAAGAACGTGATAATCCAGATTTGTTTAAATTCATTATGAATGATTTATCTGTAGCTAAAGCAGAAAGTCGTAAGAAATTTGACCAAATATCTATAGCAGATGCTAAATATGTTGAATTAGTTACTTTAGTAAAAGAAACTGGTAAAACTGAAAAAGTAGAATACATGTTAGACTTATTAAAAGAAGACCATGAATTATTCTACAATGTAGATTTAACAGATAAATTAATGCGCCTTAAAGAAATAGCTAACCAAAAACCTGTTGAATTTGTTACAAAATACAACGATGACTTATTGGAAGTAAAAGCTTTATTATATAGATTAACTCAAACAAGATTAATAACACTAGAAGGTGGAACATATTTCCTAGATAATAAACAAATTGGTGCGTATAAAGAAGCAATTACTTATTTAAATGACCAAACTAATTCTGGAGAAGTATCAAAACTAAAAGCTAGATTAAAAGATATTTTACTTAAAAAGTAAAAACAAATAAACAATCTAATAAAACAAAACAATGAAAAAAATCTTAATCTTTACAGGCAACCAAGCCTATGCACCATCTAAAACTTCTAGTACTACTTTAACTGGTACTAACACAGAAAATTTAGCAAGTGGAGCAGTTGGTATTTACGGATTAGTTGAAATTGATGCAACTACCGCAGCTAACAACAATCGTTTTACATTACTAACTAATGGAACTTCTTCAGCAGGTCTATGTCATGTAGATGATTTTATAACAGGTGGTGGTTCATTATTCCGTATTGTACAAGGTTACACTGAAACACCTGTTCAAACAGGTGATATTCAATGTAAAGGAATTACACGTATTATTAAACAAGCTTATACTGCTCCTGTACAAGGTGTGGCTGTAATTGGTTACAATGGTACAAGCGGTTCTTTAAATTTACCTACTATCGTACAAAATGATTCAGCTACTTTGTTAGCTGTTCAACAAGAAGTTTCTACAAATGACCAGATTAGAGAACAATTGCAATTTAATACTGCAACATTAGCCCCTTCTACAGCTGCTTATGACATTTTAGTACAACTTGCAAATGCAATTAATAGTGTTGCTAATATTGGAGTTGTAAGAACACATATTGCTGAAATTTTAGCTAATGGTGCTAGAACTACAATTGCAATTGGAGGTTCAATTACTGGTACTGGTGCTGCTGCTGTACAATTAGGTACAGCTACAAACGGTAGTAAAACAGTAACAATTACTTCAACAACTTTAACAGCTACTACAATTGCAGCCGGTAGTTTAATTACTATTGGTGGTGTAACTTACAAAGTTGTTGGTACTCCTAACATTGCTGCAAATGTAATGACTATTACTTTAGATAACCCTTATGAAGGTGTTACTACTACAGCAACTCGTTTAGATGGTAATGGTGGAGCTTCTCCAGTATTTGCTACTCAAGCAGCTTCTACAGAATTTGGATTACAGCTAACTACAATTAGCCCTAATTCAGTATTTAATTATGCTAAACAAGGTGTTATTGAAAACGCTACTGTAACTTACACAGTTAATCCAAGTCAAGGATTAGGTACTGGTGCAGAAATTGTTAAAATTGAAGAAGGTCTTATTGCTTATAGAGGTCAGTTTGATACTTTCAGCAAATGGATGAAACAACTTCCTCGTTTTGCTAATGCAGATACTAATTACAATATCTACAGTATCTTATTCCGCAATACTACTACTGAAAGTGGTGTAGAACATAATAAAGGAGATAATTCAGCAATTCAAATTGCTGTACCTACTACATGGACTGCCGTTACTACTTTTGAAGCTGTTTTGAAAAAATTAGCTCCAAACGCTATTATTAATTTTTAATCTTAACTAATGACAGTTAAAGAAGCGTATATTTACATACAGCAAGGGGTGCAAGCAATTGCATCCTTTGCTTATGCAAATGTGCAATTACAAGAACTAGATTACAATTGGAATTATTGTACGGATTTATTTATTCAATTAGCTTTTCCTGATAAATATGCAGTACAAAAACCAGAAAAATATCAAGATGTACAAGCATCTATTGATGATTTAAAAATATTAGAAGTATTAGGAAATACTAATACTTTATTAACAACTACTATAGGTAGTTATCCTGTTAGTTACATAACATTACCTGAAAATTACAGGCATTTGTTAAACGACAGTACTTTAGTAAAACCATTAAATTGTGATATTACAAGAGAAGTACCTAACAGATTAACAGAAACAGAAGATATAAAAACGATATTAGAAAACTCAATATTTAAAACTAGTCAAGAAAGCCCTATTTCTCATTTATCTGGTAATAATTTATATGTTTATAATTTTTATAAAAACATAAAACAGTTTAATATAGAAGCTATTTATATGGATTATCTATCTAAACCTACTAAAGTAGCTTTTGGTAATAATGGTAGTACAGTATTACAATTTCCTGACCAAACATGTTTTAAAATTATAAAAACAGCTATTATATACATGTCTATAATAGCAGAACAAAACCCAAATAAAATACAATTATTAAAACAATAATATGGCTTTAGAATTAATTGCTACAGGAACATTAGATAAAACAGGTAAAATTATTACAATAAATGATGTTACTGGCGGAGATAATTTAGCAGGTAGTAAAAAATATTCTACTGGAATAACTAATCTTAATAGAAGTAAAAATAATACAGTAACAGAAATTGTTATAACAATGGCTAATGGTACTGTGCATACTTTTTATAAAAATGCTTCTTTTAATTCTGTTGATATTAATATTTCAGCAACAGATGAAAATAATTTAATGCCTAAAACAGTAGTATCCGTAGATATTAGTAACCTTGAATTAGGTATTAATACTGTTTTACCAGTTGGTATTATAAAAGTAGAATATTATGTTTGGTATATTTTAAGTGGTTTAACTAGTGGTCAAGGTAAAAAACTTACTACTACTACTATTAGTGTAGCTGGTACAACAAATTTAAATTTAAATAGTTTTTTATATGATACTGATTTAATTAAAGTAATTTATTCAAGTACTACAGTACCAATATCTCAAGCTAAAGTAGTTACTAATGTTGTAACTAATATAGATACTTATTTAAATACAAAAGTAATTAATTTAAATAAACCTATATTAAATGAGCTAATACCTGAAAATTCTTCTGTAATTATAATGGCTGGTTATAAAACTACTGTTTACATAAAATCTGATGTAGAATTATTAGAATGTTTTCAACCAAAAATAGCTAAAACATCTATACAAAAAAAATCTTGTTGTAGTACATGTAAAGGTTCTGATATTGATGCTTTAAAAGACGTTTTAGACGGTCTTTTTATTGTAGATGCTCAACTAGAGGCTGAATTATATGTTCAAGCTGATAGTAATTTAAAAACACTTTTAAAAATATGCAAATCTGATGGTTGTAACTGTTGATGAACTAATTCAAATTAATTCTGACCTTGTATATTATTATGCTAATATAGGAGAACATAAATTTAATAATTTAAGATTTGCTACAGAATTTTGTCTTGATAAACAATCTGTACTAAAAGAATTAACATTATACCAATGGGTATTAAATTATTGGGAACAATATTTTGATGGTACGCCTAAAGAAAACAATTATATTACTCAAGAAGAATTTAATATAATGATTAATAGAATAAAATTTATAATTTATAATAGATAATGAATACTAATATATTTGGTAAATATTCAAAAAATTCTAAACCTTAAATAGGTTTAATTTCTTACGATAATTTGTTTGATTTACCTAAACCTTCTAACAATGGTGAAGATAGATTAGATGGAAAATCTATATATATTATAAGCTATTCTTACACATTACTAGGAGATACAGAAATATTATTTTCTGATGGTAATACAGTTATTGTAAAAAAAGGAGATAAAGGAAATAAAGGAGATGGTGGTGAAAATGGATTAGCCCCAGAACATGAATGGTCTGGAACTTTTTTACGTTTTAAAAATCCTAATAATACATGGGGTAGTTACACAAATTTAAAAGGAGATAAAGGGAATAAAGGTGATATTGGAGAGTCAGGAGAATCTATAGAAATAGTTTCATATAGTTATGATTTATTTGGTAATACAGATATATTATTTTCAGATGCTAGTACTGTAAAAGTTTTAAGAGGTCAAACAGGACTTAGTTCATACAATTTTACTAATGGTACAATACTAGATACTATTAATGTTAAACTAGGAGGTAGTTTAACAGAAAATACTACTATTGCAACAGATGGTTATTCTTTTTATTTAGGTGATAATTTTGCTAGTTTAAGATATAATCAATTTAATGCTGGTAATTTATTTTTAGCGCATGATAAAAATAATGAATTAAGTTTTAGTATAGCTAACGCTAATGCAGGTGAAAACGCTTCTATAAATTATGGGTTTATAAATGATACAGCAGCTTATGGCTTATCTTTTTCTTATTACTCATCGTTATATGCACAAAATACTTATGATGATGTAGCTAATACAGCAGAACTTAAATTTTGGAAAAAGGGTAATATATTACATACTCAAAATGTAGGTTTAGATTTTTGGTATGGAAATCCTACTACTTTAGTTTATTATAAAATGCTTTCTTTTTATAATAACAAAGTAGGTATTGGTAATTTTAATACAAACTCAACAGATATTAATAGTACATTACATTTAAAAGGTAGTTATTCAACATCAGGTTTTACAGGTAAAATAGATAATTATACTATAACAGCAGATGATTATATTGTTACTTTTCATTTAGCTGCTATAAATAGAACATGTACAATACCTGTACACTCAACAGCTAATTTTGGGGCAGGTAAAAGATTTATTATTCGTAATTTAAATCTGTCCACAGGTAATTTAACAATACAATTAAGTGGAGCAGATAAATTTGATGGTGGTATTTCTGCAATAAATTCTTTAGTTTTATTACCTAATCAATCAGTAGAAATAATATCATTTAATAACAGTAATTGGAGTGTATTATCTTCAACAATTGCTAATACTGGTAGTGGATTTGTTCCATATACAGGAGCAACTCAAAATGTAAACTTAGGTGGTTATGATTTGATTGCTAATTCGATTATTAAAAATGGAGGTACTTCAAGTCAATTCTTAAAAGCAGATGGAAGTATTGATTCAACATCATACTACCCTAACAGCAACCCAAGCGGATTCATAACAAGTGCAGCGTTAAGCGGTTACATAAGCGGTTCACTAACTACTGGATATTTACCTGTTGCAACAGGAGCAGGTACGGTGGCAAATAGTGTGTTGCGAGAAGTATCAGGCAATTTAGGATTAGGAGTTACACCGAGTGCGTGGAGTGGAGTTAAAACATTACAAATTGGTAATTCAAGTTTTCTTGATTCTCTAATAAGTTTGCAATTAACATATAATGCATATTATAATGGTAGTAATTGGATATATATTAAATCTGATGCTGCTTCTAACTATTATCAAGCAAGTGGACGCCATTCTTGGAGAACCGCCCCTTCAGGAACGGCAGGTAACGTTTTAACAACCTTTCCCGACTTAATGACGTTAGCAGCTACTGGTAACCTACTAATAGGAACAACAGTCGATAACGGAGTAGATAGATTACAGGTTAATGGTAGTGCAAGAATTAATAGTACTCTTACTGTTGGTAGTTTAGCAGGAACAGGTACACGAATAGTAACAGCCGATACTAATGGAGTGTTGGAAAAAATATTAGGTACATCAAGTCAATATGTGCGTGGTGATGGTAGCTTGGCAACATTCCCAAGTATAACGGGATTAGTTCCATATACAGGGGCAACTGCAAATGTAGATTTAGGAACTTTTGATTTGACCGCAGATGTTATTACAGGTACAATAGGTTCTTATACAAGTTCTGGTAATGGTAATACTTTAAGCGTTACCCATTCAAGTGGTAGCGGTATTGCTTTGAATATTACTAAAAGTGGTAATGGAGAAGGTTTATACATAAACAAAACAAGTGGTTCGGGTAACGCTGCAACAATCATAGGTACGTTAAACGCAACTACTTTAGTTAAGTCAGGAGGTACTTCAAGTCAATTCTTAAAAGCAGATGGAAGTATTGATTCAAATAGTTATCTAACATCAATAAATGGAATAGCTGCTGGTGGTGATTTAAGTGGTACATATCAAAGTCCAAATGTCAGTGGGTTGTTAGGTTCTCCTTTACCATTTTTTGGGGGAATTAGTGGTGACACTTTATTGTTAGGAAAAGACATTTCAACAGGAGATTGGACAACAATATCTTTGTCCAACATAATTACTTTTAGTAAATTATCTGAACCTTTGTATGTATATACAGACCTTTTTGGTAATAAATTTCTTGATATACGAGTTGCAACAGCAAGCCAAAATGGAGTTTTGTCATCTAGTGCATTTACTACATTTACTAATAAACAAAATGCAATAACACTAACAACTACAGGAACTTCGGGTGCAGCTACTTTTTTAGGAGATACATTAAATGTACCCAATTATACTTTAGCAGGGTTAGATGGTGTTCCAACTGGAAGAACATTAACAATAAATGGAACGGCATTTGATTTAAGTGCAAATAGAAGCTGGAATGTAGGAACAGTAACAGGTGTTACAGGAACAACTAACAGAATAACATCAAGTGGAGGTGCTACACCAATAATAGATATTGCTTCTACCTATGTAGGGCAATTATCAATAACTACTTTAGGAACTATTGGAACTGGTGTATGGCAAGGTACAGCAATAGGAGATGCTTATATTTCAAGTGCAGCTATTTGGAACGCTAAAATAGGTGGCTCACTAACTACTGGTTATTTACCCGTAGCAACTGGAGCAGGTACGGTGGCAAATAGTGTGTTGTTTCAAAATGGTAATAACGTAGGTATTGGAGTAAGTCCACTTTATAATTTACATATTCAAGATTCTAAAGCATTGGGGTTGTATTCTTACTTAGAAAATACTAGTTCTAATTCAATTGCAAGTGCTAGTTATATAGCTAAATCTCAATCAGGTGTTACAATAGGAATGACTGCTTTAAATCAGGGTGGTGGTGCGCTGATTAATTCTTCACATAATTTAACAATAGAAGCAAGTGGTGGTGGTGGTATGGTGCTACAAACAAATGGTCAAATTATAACTAATGGGGCGGTTAATAGTGGAGAACATTTTATTATTGGTGGTAGTGCTAGAATTAGTGGAACTCTTAGAGCTGCACAAATAAGCACAACAAAACAAACACTAACACCTACTGGAACAACGCAAACAATAGATTGGAATAACGGAAGCATAGTTGACCTTGTATTAAGTTCGGCAACTGGAAACGTTACTCTCACATTATTGAATGCGCAAAACGCTATTTGCCCTTTAATAGAAGTAACTAATGGTGCAACTCCTAGAAATTTAATCTTCCCAACAGGAACAATTCAAGCTAATGGAGGTGGAAATGTTTACGTTGGAACTGCAAATAGAAAAGACGTTATTGCGGTACTATGGGATGGGACTCAATTTCTAATATCTGTTTCACGAAATTTTGCATAACATATGTTTGGTAACGCTTTCTTTTTTTCATCGAGATTAATACTTGACGGCTTAAATAGTGCTGCTGCGTATAGTTTACGAAAACTTCGTACTGAATACTTAGGTGCAGCTATTAATGTAAGAAGAAGTAGCGACAGTGCCACTCAGGATATTGGCTTTACAGCAAGTGGTGATTTAGATACTGTAACTTTGCTAGCATTTGTAGGTGTTGGTAATAATGGCTTTGTAACAACGTGGTACGACCAATCGGGCAATGGTCGCAATGCAACTCAAGCCACGGCAGGATCGCAGCCGCAAATTGTTAGCAATGGTGCGATACAGACGGAAAACGGACGGCCCACGCTGCGCTTTGACGGCATAGATGATTATTTAGCTGCCCCTTCTCCGCTTATTAACACAACGCACAGTTTGTTTATTCTGTTCACACCGAAGATTGAAAATGAATTCGGGACTGTTTTTGGGCAGTGGTCTTCTGGGCAAACTGACCGTTTTTACATTATTGCAAACCAAAATTCGGCTGGACCTATTTCGGCTGGGTTCTTAAACGTAGCCAACATTGCAGCGACAGGAGGCAACGGAACCAACGGTTTAGCCGCAGATGTTGCTATTTCAAATACACCCACTTTAATCACATCTATATCAACCACCGGAAGCGAGCAGTGGAAACTGTTTAAGAACGGCACACAATGGGAAAGCGCAACAATTACGAGCCTCTATACGGGGGTTAATAGTGCTATAGGTTCGTTGAATGGAACTGCATCATTGCTCACATTTGAAGGCACTGTATCAGAATTGATTTCGTTCCCCTCCGTCCTCTCCACCACCAACCGACAAACAATTGAACGTAACCAAGGGCAATTTTATGGAATCACAATAATTTAAAACAATAAAACATGATAACAATCAAACCAACAAGTTTAGGTGTACTAGGTACAGCCGAACAGTTACAAGTAACAGTCCATGGATTTACAACAGATGCAACAACTACTGGTACTTATTGGGTGTTAAAAACAGCCGAAGGTAAACAAATAGCAGAAGGTACTTATTACCTAACAAAAGATGAATTTGAAGCATGGGGTGCTAATAATGTGTATGTAGAAAATTTAGTATTAAATTTTTTAAACTTAGAAAGAAAATTAATTGAAAATTCATAAAAAATTTGGTTTTTACTAATTTTTTTTTGTAAATTAGCATTTTTTTAAATTTAACCTTAATTAAAATTTTATGTCAAGTAACTCACAAAAACAAGAAAACACAAAAAGTAAAAATGGTTTTGAAATAGATATTAAAACCTTAGCTAGTAAAAAACAATTAGTTATCTCTATTATAGGTACAGATAAAATTGAAAACGAAATAAAAGATAAAAAAACTTATTTTGTTAAAAAGTTTTTACAACAATATAATTTAGCTACAGAAAAAGAAATTAAAGACAATTCAAGTAATTTTGAAAAAGAAAAAGAAGAACTTTTTTTTGAAACTGCTGTTGAAAATAAAGATGGATTATTAACTTACACAGATAATATTCCAAATACAAATAAAGAACAAGGTAAAATACGTTCACGTAAACTTCATGAACTTGTTGAAAAATCTAACACTTCACTAGAAAGTAAAAAAGTATGGTTTGAACCTGTTATTTGTAAAGAAGAAAAAATACTTAATACTATTGACGAATTTACAAAAGAAGAATTAAAAGGGTATTTATTTTAATCATTAAAACAATTGTTATAATGCCATTAACTAAACATGAAAAACAAGAAATAGTTGATGAAGTTTATAAAAAACTTCAGCCTGAACTAGAAAATTTTAAAAACAATGTTTCAACACAAATTAAAAGTATTTATTCAGAATTAATAAATAATTCTGTAGATGCTAAAACAAATTATAGTAAATTAGATAAAAAACTAGATAATTTATTATTTACTTTAGTAGGTAATGATTTAGACAACGAAAATTCTCTTTTTGCAAGATTTAAACGAGTTGAATCATTTTTAAATATTATTAAAGAAAAAAAAGCTTTTATTATAGGTTCTTGGGCTGGCATTACTACAATTGTAGGTATTGTAATAGGTGCATTATACTTTATAATGCAAATTGTTAATTTTTTAAAAAATACTAAATAATGTTTGATTTTTCAAAATTTAATTGGAAAGAAGCTACTTCAAACAAAAACGGTAAATCTTCAGTAGGATTATTTATTTGTTTTTGGTATGCTGCATCTTTAATATTTTTAACTGTTATTTCTGGTATAACTTACTTTATTAAATGGATTGATAAAAATTCTATTAATAATATTTTATTATTTGTAGGTGTTCAGATGCCTATTGTTTTAACTTATTTATTTGGAAGGTCTACAATAGAAAATACTACTAAAACAACTACAACAGAAATTGGTAATAACGATTTAAATTATAAAGAAATTAAAGAATAATAATATGGAATTAAATGTAAAACGTATTTGGAATAATGAAAAAAAACTTTATTGTGGCGGTAAATGGTTTGTTAACGGTAAATTTTTTGCATTTTCTATTGAAGATTTTGATAGAGGGTTAGACCAAACAATGCAACTTAATGAAATTGCTAAAATTAAAGTACATGGAAAAACAGCTATACCTAAAGGTAGGTATGAAATTACTATGACTTATAGTAATAGATTTAAAAGATTTATGACTTATATCGTAAATGTAAAAGGTTTTGAAGGTGTTCGTATTCATGTTGCAAATACAGCTAAAAACGTAGAAGGTTGTATTGGTGTAGCTTATGAAGATTCTTCTGATGGATTTGCTGGTGATAGTGCTAAAGCAGCAACTAAATTAGAAAAAGATATTGAACTAGCTTTAAAGAAAGAAAAAGTATGGTTAACAATAGAATAATTTATTTATTAGGGTTGTTGTTAATAACAACAACTTTTTTTGTTTGTATACTAGGTTATTTTTACCATAAAAATAAATTACTAGAGGTAGAAAAAAATATTTTAAAATCTACTATACAGTTACAAGCAGAAGAAACTGTTAAAAAAACAGAACTTAAAATAGATTCATTAACTAATGAAATAGTCAAAAACCAAAAAACAATTATAAATAACACTTTTATTTATGAACAAAAAAGTAAAAATATTGGTAGTTTGGATAGTAATGCTACTGACAGTTTATATAGAAGTAACCTTTGGTCAGCCTACTTTAAATACCAACAATATATCAAATAATGACAAAAAGATTTGGAATTTAGTATATAATAAAAATAATCAAATGGAACAAGAAATAAAACAAAAGGATTCTTTATCTGTTTTATTTGCTGCAAAGATAAAAATGTTAGATACTTTAACAATAAACCAAAAACTTATTATAAAAGAACAAGAAAATACTAATAAAGTATTAACAGACAAAAAAAATAGTTTAGAAAAAACTGTTGAAAAAAAGAATAACAAAATAAATTTTTTAACAAGTTTAATAATAACTGTTAGTACTGTAGCTACTATTGAAACCATTATATTAATAGCATTAATTACAAAATAAAACTATGGCACTATTAAAAAAATTAAAACAAATAGTAAGTAAAGTTTCAAAATTTAAAATAGAATCTATAAATTTACTTGAAAGTTTAATAGACACTATTAATACAAATGCAAGTAATAACAGTATAAAATGTATTTAAATAAATATGTAGACACATTAGCTGCTTTAGCTAAAAAACCTTTTGACTATCCAACAAAATTAATAATTAAAGGGTTTATTATTACAGCTAGACAAGCTTTAGTAAGACAGCAGTATGAAAAAACTGGGTTGTTTCCAAGTAATTCAACAGCTAGTTTTTGCCAACCATTAGAATTAAAATCTAGTAGTGAATGTTGTGGTATTGATTTAAGTTGTAATTTACCAACAACTGTTAATCAAATACCTGTTCCTATTGAAGTTAAAGATGAAGTTAATTTTTTATTTATTGGGGAATTAACTGGTATAAAACCATTTAATTATATTAAACCGTCTGAAATTCAATATGTTAAACATAGAAAATTTAGTAATAAAGAAATTTACTACACTTGGATAAATAGACGTATTGTTATTATTAATAAACCTAGTTTAGAAAAAATTAAATTACGTTATATACCTGCTGACCCCACTGAATTAAGTGCAATATTAGATTGTGATAATAAACCATGTTGGGATTTAGAAGAAGACATTTTTATTGAAGGTCATTGGGAAGATACTATTACTAAAATGGTAATACCTAAATTAAATACTTTACTTAATACTCAAATTTCTGTAGATGCCGAAAACAATTAATTTTAACACACCTGATTTTATAAAAAATTATTTAATTAGTAATAATCAAAAAGTTACTACAACTAAATTATTTAAACTAGGTAAAATATTAAACGATTTAAATGATTTAATGTTAGATGAAATAATATTAAATAATTACCCACTACGAGTGGGTAATGCTGTTTATATTAAACTAGTTAGAAAAGAAAGAAATTTTGATAAATTAGTTCCTAACTGGGGAGAAAGTAATAAATTAAAAAAACAGATTATTGAGCGTGGAGAAAAACCAGCTTCTAAAATTGGTACATCTCCTAATGGAAATCCTATTTTTGACGATGGTAAAAAATGGATGGTGTTTTTTATAGATGACTTTTATTTAACAATACAAAAAATATATACTTACGAAAAAATAAGTGAAACTAAATATAAAAAACTAGTACCAAATTCTATTTTTTGGAAATTTGATGTATCTAGTGAAGCATTTGGTAGACTTACTAACTACGTTAATACAAATAAAATTAATAAATTAACTGTACCTTTATATGAGCGAAACAAAAACTATATCTTGTAAATACTCTTTTCAAAGATTGTTAGCTAACCATAATATTCTTCATAGTAATGAAGAAGCTAATATGATTGATTGGGTTGGTCAAGCAATGCGATTTATTGGTAAACATGCTGGTTTTACAACTAATATTTGTACTAATGTTTATGTAGATAATTATCATACTTGTTATCCTTTAGGTACAGAAGGTATTATTGCTATAATGTATAAAAATCAATTATTACCTTTAGGTAGCGATATTTCTGGAATTGGTTATGAAAAAAAACTAGATAAAAATCCTGACAATCTTAAAATATTAGAACAAGAAACTATTTTAGAAATTAATGGATTGTTAAAACAACAAAAAGAATTAGTAGATATGTATGCTATGACACCAACTGATGAAATAGCTGAAAAAATAGAATACATATCTGGTAGAATAAATGCTTTAGAAGTTTATAGTTCTACTTTAAATATATATCAAGTTGGTAGAGGAACTCTTAATGCTACTAATGGAGAATTTTGGAACAGTAAATTAGATTTAATTCAAACATCTTTTGAAAGAGGTTATATAGATATTGTTTACACAAGCTTTCCTATAGATGAAGAAGGTTATCCTTTTATAATTGATAATGAATACTATATTCAAGCAATTGAATGGTATATAATTTTAATGCTTATACAAAAAGGTTACAAGCATCCTATATTTGATTGGAAAACAGCTTATGCAATGTTTTGGGGAAATACTCAATTAGGAGAATCTGGATGGAAAGCTAAAGCAGCTAATAATGTTCGTATACCATCTTTACAAGATGCTGAAAGATTTACTAGAATGTGGGAACAATTTAGAACTAGAAGAAATTTACCATTACAATTATTTAATAGAACTGAACAAGTATTTGGTCAAATGTATTAATTATGAAAATAAAAGGAATAAATAGAAATATTACCCCAGATGAATTACCAGAAGGATTTGTTTTAAATAATAAAAATGTTGTTTATTCTCAACAATTAAATGCTGTTGTTAATGAAAATGGATTTTTAGTTCACCAAAAAAGAAATACTGCTTCTAATCAAAAATATGGGTTAATTGAAATTAATTTAAGTGGTATTATTTATATATTAAAACCAATTGGTTGTAAACAAATAGATAATAATGCGCTATTAATTTGGTCATGTGGTTTTGAAAAAACATATGTTAATAACGCTTCTTTAGAAGTAAAGATAGCTGAAATAGGTATTATCACTAAAGAAGGTGAATATGTATCTTATATTAGAGATATTAATAATGAACTTGAATTTAATCCTAATTATCCTATTGTAGGAGAATTTGATTACAATTATAAAAACGAACTTATTACAGCATTTACTGATAAAAACTCTTCTCCTAAATTAGTTAATTTAACTTTTTATAAAAACAATCCTAATTTATTTCAAATAAATGATTGTTTAATGTTTCCTAATAAATCAGATGTTAATTGTACAATACAATACAATAATACTGGTGGAGCTTTATATAGTGGAAGTTATTTTGCTGTTTTTAAATATAAGAAAAAAGACGGCAGTGATACAAATTACGGTATTACTAAAAATCCTATTATAATTTACGCTGATAATTTTGATACTAGTAATATTACAGCTTCACAAGGTTCTGCTCCAAATACATTAACTTCTAAATCTATTACTTTTTATATAACAGATGTAGATACTACATTTGATTATTTAACTTTATCTGTAATAAAATGTATTAACAATCAATTTATAGCAGAAGAAGTTGTGGATATTCCTATAATAGGTAATACATTAACTTATTTATATACAGGTAATGAAAAAACTACTGCTTTAACTGTTGCAGAAATACTAACACCAAGAGCTGTTTATAGTAAATTAGGTAAATTAACAACAGTATCTAAAAGATTATATGCTATGAGTGGTGAACAATTTGATTTTGATTACCAACCATACGCAAATAATATTAAAGTAAAATGGACTAGTAAATTAAAAAGTCCATTTAGTAATGGACAGGACAGCCCTAAATATCAAACAGATAGATTTACAGAAAAATCTTTTCAACATAGAGAAGTATATTCTTTAAATATTCATTTAATATTAGATGGTGGTGTTATAACAAGAGGTTTTCATATACCGGGATTAGAACCTAATTCTGGTAATAAATTATTATCTACTATTGCTCAACCAGAAGGTGTTATAGGTAAAATATTTCAAGTAGAAGATACTTGTACTGTATCTCCTACAACAAATAATCCTACAGGAGAATCTAAAGGGTTATGCGGTCAATGGGAAAATGATAATGAAAAATATCCTAATTTAGATGCTTTTGATATTTATGATGTAGATGTAAATGGTGAAACTTCTGTTATAGGTTCATTAAAAAATAAAAATGTAAGACATCATAAAATGCCATCTATTAGATGGATGAAAAATAACATATATTCTACTATTCCAGATTATGGTAGAAGTTTTTTAGATTGTTTAGGATTAGAGTTTACAGATATTAAATTTCCAAAAGAATTACTACCTAAAATAAAAGGTTATGTAATTTCTTATGGTGAAAGAACTGGCAAAAACAATACAATCATTGGTCAATCAATGTTTGTAAATGCAGCTTATTCTCAAGGAACTTCTGGTTTATCTTTTGGTAGTAATGGAGTTAATTGTACAGCATATCAATTTAATAATACTCAAAGCAATTTTTGTGTTACTGATATAATTAGATTTTATGATTCTAATTTGCTTAAAAATAAAATTGCTTTTAATAACGGTTATTTAATACAAGAATTATATACTCAAAATAAACCTATTTTATTTTATGAAAATAAAAATGGTTCTGGTTCTATAAATAATATACAAACATACGGTTTGAATTTTACTGAAACTACAAGAACAAATGTTTTTAATACTGTTGGTAATTCAGAAATTTATAGAGGAATTGCTTTTAATTTATATGTAAATAGTCAAATTATTGCTAATAAATCTGGGTTAGAATTTGATAATAGATATTTAGAAGATACTTTAATTTGTAAATTAAATAGAGGATTACCAACTTTAACTGCAAATGCTAGATTTGATACTAGTAATGAAAGTTTAAATAATAAAAATATTCAATATTATTTATCTACATTAGCTATTATTAATTATAATCCGTATTCTAATTTTTATGCCCAAAAACCTGTTTCTACAGGAGTAATAAATCCTATAATAGGTTTTGTAAATAATTCATGTAAAACATATTCTGGAGATACTTATATTACATATAATACTTTTAACACTTTAGGTTGGGGTGCTAGTCAATCAACAGTAGGTACTGGTACTTATGATGAATTTAAAGGTATAAGAACTTTTCATACTTTTTTATGTGAATCCACATTACCTTTAGATTTAAGAACTATTACTGATTCAGATGTTAATCAAAGGTATTTTCCTAGATATGGTGCTAATTTATTAAGAGATTTAAATAATAGATGGAATGTTACATGTAATTTTTGGGATGATAGTATTTTAAAAATAAATAATTTAACTCCTTTAATATTAAACAATCCTTATCAAGAAAATTTTTCTAAATTTGATTTTAGAATATTTAGAAGTAGTCCATTGTCTAAAGAATCATTAAGTAACAATTGGTCTATATGGTTAACAAACGATTATTATGAAGCAAATAAAAACAAAGGTAAGCTTACTAATATACAAGGTGCTGATAGGAATTTATACATACAAACTAGACAAGCTTCGTATTATACTACAGGTAATGAGCAATTAAATACTGATGAAGTTACAGCTTTTGTAGGTGTTGGTAATATATTTGAAAGAGAGCCAATTGAAATATTACCATCTGAAGAAGGTACAGTAGGAACTCAAAATATGTTTTCTTCTGTATTAACTAAATATGGTTTATTAACAATAGATAGAGAAAACGGTTTTATTTGGTTATTAAATGGTTCAGAAGCTACTAATATTAGTAAAGGATTACAAACGTGGTTTAAGCAAAATTTAGACTATTCTCTTGAACGTATAGAATTTCAAGAAGACAATCCCCTTAGTTTATTCGGTTTTACGGCAGCTTATGATTGGTTTAGTGATAGATTAATTATAGCTAAAAAGTTTTATAAGCTAACTAATACAGCTATTTCTTTATTAGAACAATCTTCAAACATATATCCTAATTTACGTTATGTAAATGGTAGATTTATTTATGCTACAAGTTCAATTAAAAAAGAAGTAGTGTTGTTTGATAATGAAGCTTTCTTTATTAATAAAAGTTGGACTTATTCTTATTCTTTTATAACACAAGAATGGTTTTCTGAACATGATTATTTACCAGATTTTTTAGTTAATACTAGAAATTTACTTTTATCATTTAAAGATAACTTTATTTACAATAATAATAATTTAAATAATAAAGCAATTTATTATAACACTACATTAAAAGATATTGATTCTGTAAACCCTGAATTAGGGCAACCATATATTTCTTATATAATACCTATATTTAATTTTAATACTAAAGATTCTAAAATATTTACAGCATTATCTTGGTTAGCTAAAGTATTTAAAAAGCAAGTATATCAACAACAAAATACTTTTACTTCTATATTAATATGGAATGATTATCAAACTACTGGAGAAGTAGGTTTAATTAATTTTAATTTTGATAATTATTTTAACTCTAATACTAGAAATATTAAAGATACATGGATGTTTAATCATTTAAGAGATTTACTACGTGAAGATTACTTATCTACAGAAACAGAACCTTTTATATTAAATTATGACGTTAATACAGATTTATCACCTATTGATACTAATAAACCTTTTGAAAAAAGAAGACCTTTAATAGATAAATATTTAGCTGTAAAACTTTTGCATGATAACAAAATAAATGGTATATTGCAAAATGAAATCCGAATAGAAGATGTTTCTAGTAAAGGTCAAATAGTTGAAAGATAATATGAAATATTTAGCAGAAATAAGAAATAACAAACTTAAAAAGTTTGAGTTAGGTGGCTTAGGATTAACTAATACACCAACTTTTAAAACTAATACACCTAAGTTATTAGATTCTAAGGGTATTAATTTTGGTAACCAAAAATCTATTAAAACTAATAAACTTGGTCAAAATGGTGGAATGGCTAATGCACTAGATATTTTTAAAGCGCAGTCTTTTGGTGATGGTGCTGAAGCATCTAACCCATTAGGTGACGCTGCTAATTCTGTTCCTGTTGTAGACCCTATAACAGGAGTTATTAAAGCAGTAGGTATTATTGATACTATGAGTACAAGCATGGCTAAAAATTCAGATGGTACTTTTAAAAGTAAAACTGCTGAAGCATTATATACATTAAATCCTTTATCTACACCTAAAAGTTTGCTAGAAGGTTTTACTACAGGTAATTATGAAGCTATGAAAAGAAATGCTTCTTTTGGGTTATGGGGTGGGGAATCATATGCCGAAGCTCAAGTTAGAAAAGCTAAAGAAGAACAAACAAAACAAGAAAGTACTGCTTCTATTAATACTGCTAAATTAGCAGGTCAACAACAAGAAATGACTGGTGGGTTTGCAGGTAACTCTACAGCTACTATGTTTAAAAAAGGTGGGGTTATTAAAAAACCAGTTTTTCTAGGTAAGTTAGATAACAGAATGGTTTCTGATAATACCTCTGTGCAAAGACCTAGCATACAACAACAAGATGTAAGATTAAAAACTCCAC